CTCTCATATCATCTGAAAATGCCTCAAGGCATCCTCAATAACCTTAACCTTCTCTTCCGGGCATCCCGGTTGTTTACTATCAGGAGATTTTGGCTTGTTATAATTCTCTCTTTCAATGATCCCATGCTTCTGCTTCACCTGTGCAATATTGAGATTTGTTACATGGAATCCGTACTTCTCCTGCACCCAATCCTGAATCTCCTTATATGTAGCCTTAGCCTCTGCGCTAGTCAGATCCAGCTCGTCCATATCCACCTTAACTTCGATATGATGCTTAGCCTCGGAAAGTTTGGACAAAAGTGCTACCGTCTCGACGTTCATTTCGTTGAGCAACCGAATTTGATCACCCTCACTACCTTCATAATATATCGGAAACCTTAAGTCTATATGCTTTAAGATGCGTCCGCTTTCGGTTCTTTCCGGAAGGATTTCGATGGATTCAATAAAGTTTCTCATGAATTCCTTCTTTTCGAGATCCGTCATCTGGTAGTATATTTTATCAAAGTCCTTTAACACACGCGACAGATATTCCATCGTAACCTGATCACTTTTTGAAAGTCCTATCTTATTTTCAATATCGGCGATAGAATCTTCCAGATCTGAGATCTTATCGTACAGGTTATCCAGCCTGTCCTGCATGTCCTGATACTTCCTGTCGTAGTGCTTGTCATTTACATCAAGCTTGTCCAGCATCGATGTTAATTTGTTCTTAGCCCCTACGATCTGCCGTAGCTGAGCCCTGTACTGCTCTCGCTCCTGCTCCAGCGTTTCAACATCCGATTTTTCTCCCAGCTTTGCGCTGATGGCTTCGCTGTATCCAGGACTGCTTGTCATCTTCAGGATAACCTTCTCGACTTCCGCATTGATCTCATCCTGATTCAATGATGGCTTAAAATCGCAGAAGTGATCCTCATCCTTCTTATTCCGGTGCAGGCATCTGTAGTAAAAGTCATCCTTGTACTCTCCGGATTTCTTATTTTTCCTTCTTCGCACCGTACCTGCCATCCCGGTGCCGCAGATGGGGCATTTGAGAAGCCCCGATAATATGTGCTCATGTTCCAGGCTGTGGGTCTTATTCCACTTTACGCCGGTCTCTTTTCGTTTCTTCTGAGCAGCCTGCCAGGTATCCTCATCAATGATGGCTTCATGATTTCCATCTACCAGAAGGTAGTCATCCTGCTTCACTCTCCGATACTGGTCTCTGGTTCCTTTGACCTTCTCAGTTGAGCTTTTGCCGTATGCTATCTTTCCGGCATACACCGGATTGTCAATGATTGCTCTTATGTGTGTCCTGGCGAAATGGCTGACTTCAAAACTCCGGTTCCGCTTTTTAGAATATCCGTGTTGGTTCAGATAATTGCTGATTGATTCAAAACCCATATCGGTATGTACGAATTTATCAAATATAATTTTGACTACCTCAGCTTCCTCCGGATCGATGACCAAGGTGCTGTTCTTCGTATCAAGCTGATATCCAAACGGAGCCTGACCACCATTCCATTTTCCTTCACGTGCTTTCTGCTTGCGTCCCTCCATAGTCTGAACAAGAATATTCTCTCGTTCTATTTCGGCAACAGCTGACAAAACTGTTATAGTAAGCTTTCCGGAATCTTTTGATGAGTCTATACCGTCTTCCACGCAGATCAGATTTACGCCAAAATCCTGTATGTACTGCAACGAGTTAAGAACGTCGGCAGCGTTTCGTCCAAATCTTGAAAGCTTGAATACCAGAATAAAATCTACCCCGTCACGATCATCTGCTACATCCTGAAGCATCTGTGAAAATTCAGGTCTGCCACTGATATTTTTACCGGATTTTCCGGCATCGCAATATTCTCTTACAACCTCTATATCATGGAAGTCAGCATATTTGTTAAGCCGCTCTTTCTGAGCCTCCAAACTGTATCCTTCCACCTGCATGGCAGTAGAGACTCTGATATAGATATAGCATTTCAGTTTTTTCTTACTCACTCTACCGCATCCTCCTTGTATTCAGTGCCTTCATCCAGCATACGATATGCCTTCAGGGCATCTATGATTGCCAACTCCTTTTCTTTCGGGCATTTAGGAACATGGTTTTTCGGTTCTTCCGGTTTATTATATGCCTTCCCAAGTTCAATGCCATACTTGCGTTTTACCTGAGCGATATAAAGCGAAGGTACTTTTAATCCGTTATGTTCCATCACATAGGCTCTGATCTGTGCGTATGTCGCCTTTGCCTCCGCAACGGTCGGCTTCATATCAGAGCAGTCTATGGTGAATTCGATTTCTTCATCAGGCTTATCACCGGAAGTAAATCGCTCAACCAGAGTTGTTTCCTCTTCTTCATCTCCGTAAAAGACCGGAAAATTGAAGGTGATGCTCTTGATGATCTTTCCGTCTGACTGCTCTTCAGGGAATAAATCAATTCTTTTAATGAAGTATCTGTACATTTCCCTCTTCTCAAAGCAATCCATTTCTTCATACAATCTTGGGAAATTCTTCAGTATCTTCTTGACGTTTTCTGTTCCCTGTACGCCCTTCTTTAATGATGCCAGCTTTTTCTTGCACTTCTTGATTTCATATTCCAGTCTCTCAATCTCATCGTAACTGGCATCGATCTTCTGCTGCATATTCTCATACCGCTCATCATAGTCATCAGCCAATATATCCAACGCATCAAGCTCTGTTCCAAGCTTATACTTAAGATGTTCCTGCGCATGAAGCTGCTTCCGAAGTTCCTTTATTTTGCCTTCATAACTCTCAATCGAAGGCTTGTCTCCCAAGGCAGAATCTATTGCCTTATCAAAACGGCCGGCAGTTCCCAGATTGCAAACAATCTCAAATACAGCATTGTCCACCTTTTCCTGATTGTAGGTATGTTTGAACTCACAGGTACGCCCAGCGGATTTTCTATAATTTCTGCATGCGTAATAGTGGATCGTCTTATAATAACCGCCATGATTATTATTGACCTTACGGTTCTTCATATGAACAAGACCGCCGCCACATGATGGACATTTCGTCAATCCGGCAAGAATACTGATCCTATCAAGATCTTCCGTCTTCTCTCCCCAGGCTGACAGTTCTTCTCTCTTTTCCTGTGCCTGCTGCCACATTTCCTCAGATACAAGAGCTTCATGTTTTCCCTGAGCGGAGATTTCTTCTTTTTTCCTGACATTCGGTCCCTTAAGATTTGTCCGCCTGTTATACATCAATCTTCCGCAATATACAGGATTCGTAAGTACCGTCTTGATAAAGTCGGAAGTAAAAGGCTTTTCTTCTCCCTTGATGATCCTTGAATATCCATTATCATTGAGCCAACGCACAACAGTATTTGCTTTCATATCGTCCTGTAGGTAAAGGCTGAAGATCTTACGCACCACGTCAGCTTCAGTATCCTCAACTACAAGCTCTTTATTAACTGACCGATACCCATAAGGCGCCGGACCACCGCCCCATCCGCCATTCATAATCTTCTGCAGTTTTCCTGACATGAACTGAACATTGATGTTCTCGCGTTCAATCTCAGCTACAGCAGACAGTATTGCAAGTGTAAGCTTTCCTCCCTGTGTGGAGCTGTCTATCGCATCCTCTACACAAACAAGATCCACATCATAATCTGCAAGCAGTTGGATGGACTTCAATATATCCGCTGCATTTCTTCCAAACCTTGATAGCTTGAAGACCAGAACAAAGGAAATATCATCCTTCTCACCGGTGATATCATCAAGCATCTCCATAAAGGCAGGCCTGCCTTTAATACTCTTACCGGATCTACCGGCATCACAGTACTCTCCGACCACCTTCAGGTCCTTGTAATCCGCAAATTGACGGAGACGTTCTTGTTGTGCCTCCAGGCTGTACCCTTCGGTCTGAGCAGCCGTGGAGACTCTTGTGTATATATAGCATTTTTTCTTTGACACTCTATCATCTTCCTTTTCGGTTGCTCACCGTCAAAC